AGCACTATCTGGTTCATTTACACCTGGTGGGGTAGATGATGGTGGTTTATATACAGGTTCAGTAAGTAATTTGGAATTAGCAACAACACCAGGTATTTTATTCCCTGATTTTCCAACAGAATATTTGATACAAAGCGCATCATCTATAGTAAATGATTTAATTTCAAAGGGAATAATAGATTCTTAATAAGAATACATATTTATAACATATAACAATATTATATTAAAAACACAAAATGGGATACTTAAATAATGCAGTGATAACAGTTGATGCTATCTTAACTACTAAAGGAAGGGAGTTATTAGCAAGAAACGATGGTTCTTTTCAAATTACACAATTTGCTTTAGGGGATGATGAAATAGATTATACACTATATAACCCTAACCACCCATCAGGATCAGCTTATTATGGTGAAGCACTTGATAATATGCCATTACTTGAAGCATTTCCAAGCGAACTTCAAATAATGAAGTATAAATTAACTACTTTACCTAGAGGTACTTCTAAATTACCGGTACTAGATTTGGGTTATGCAGCAATCACTTTAAGACAAGGAGCTCAATTATCAATTACCCCACAAACATTAAATTATTTAGGTAATGAACAAACATTTGAAACATCAGGATATAGTGCAACTATAGGAGATGTAAGAGTATTAAGCACCTTTGCAGCACAAGGTATTCAAACTGAGGCTGCTATATCTGCAAACGCAAATGCTAAACAAACCATAGGAACTAGTGTTGCAAAAACAGTAACCGGAACTCAAATAAATGTGACAGCAACAACCGTAAACACATTATTTGGTTCTAATGCTCAATTAAGAACAACATTAACAGTAACAGGGTTAGATAGTGGTGCACGTATAACAATACCAGTAACAGTAACAAGACAAACCTTAACCGCAACAACATAATAGTATGGCTTTTAAAAGATTAGATCCAGAAGATTTCGTAGTAAGTTCTGATTCAGTAACTTCAACAGTATGGAGCAATAATTCTCCATCATTAAATACCTTTTTTACATCTTCAACACAAACAGAGGGATCATCAGGTCCTTATTATTTAAGTGTTTATCAAACAGAATCTGCTCTTGATACAGCAGCTGTTCAATTTCAAATTGCTTATGCTAATAGAAATGGTGGAGGTGGTGTTAATTTTGATGCATCTGTACCCTTTGTATCACCCACAACTACTATTTATGGACAATATCGAACCTTAATATTAGAAGATGAAAACGCTAATTTTGTATGGGGTGAATCTTCTACAGGTAGTGCAGATAATGGTTTTTATGCTATAAGTATTGAAAGAGCAAGATATAAACAATCCCTCCTCCCAGGAACACTTAATTTAACTTTGTCTAGTAGTAACGCAAATGCAATATATACCCAAATACAGTTAACTGATAATTCTGGTATGGTAACATTACCAACTTATTATGGTACACAAAGAATTTATCAATTAATTAGTGGTTCAAATGGTGTAGCTTATGATGCTGCTAGTGGAGGAACAGGTTTTACAGCAAACAGTGGATCATATGGTTGGTTTTGCCCTGATATTTCTACTATATTATTAAACGAAGCAGCTTTAGATGATAATACTGCATTGGGTGGTGGTATAAACTTAGCAACTGATCCTACTGCGAATTCATTTGGAAATAACCCATCTAGGCTATATGATGCTATATCAGGTTCATTAGGGGATGATGGTGGTAATAAATTCCTTTTAAACTCACAGGAAACAATTACTTCTGACTATGTATTTGTTAGAGCAAGAAACAGTGAATTTAATTATACAGAAAACCCATCATTTATATCAGGTTCAACTGGTGAAGTAATTTATCCTTACTTTATTAATAACCCACAAACTTTTCCTACCACAGTAGGAATGTATAATGATGCAAATGATTTAATTGCTGTAGCTAAATTATCAAAGCCTATACAAAAAGATTTTACAAAAGAAGCTCTTGTTAGAGTTAAACTAGATTTCTAAAATGAATGAGCGCTTACAAACAATTCAATACACAGGACTTAATAGTATCACCATTTGAAGTAAATAAATCATTTTCTTTTTTAGATAGTGAATTTCCAGATAATAGCATTAATTGGTATGAAATACCCCCTGGTACTTTCGACACCAGTTTTTTAACTAATAAAACTCTAGTAGGAAACCCTGGTGAAGAAGAATATACTGTTTTATTAGCCAATTCAATTAAACAACTATATTATACTAACTACATTTCAGGTAGTGCCGGGTTTACTCAGGATGCAATAACATCTAGTATTTTACTAGGTGCAAACAGAGATGGAGATACATTTATTGGTGGTGTTCAACAATCTAATTTTTATAATTACGAACAAACTACGCTTTTCCCTGGCAAAATATTCCCAGCATCTGGTAGGTTTGCAATAATAAGTATACCCTCAAAATTATTTGGAGATTATATTCAACCCAACTCTTTTGAACTTTTTACCACAGGAAGCAATTTCTCAGGTAGTTATAAAGATGATGGAAATGGGCGTATTATTGCCCCAGATGGAAATATAGACGGTAATATTATATACCAACATGGTATTATAGTTCTTAGAAGAGCAAATCCTATCTGGGCAGTAATGAGTGGTGGAAATGTAACTGCTTCTTTCTCTAGTTCATATAAATTATTTGAAACACAATATCAATGTACAATTAATGAAAACGAATTTAATTATACATTAAATCCTAGTGCTGTAACAGGTAGCCAAATACCCACAGGATTTTCAGGAAGTAGTATAGAATGGGAAAACACAGCATCTATTGGTTCTCCTTTAGGGTTTGTAACAAGTTCATTTTTTGAACCCTATATTACAACTGTAGGATTATATGATGAAAATCATCAACTATTAGCTGTAGGTAAATTAGCAAAACCACTACAATCGTCCCCTACTACGGATACAACTATTTTAGTAAATATAGACAGATAAATTTTAATTAAAACTAAAAACATGAGCTGGACTTATAAAACACATGAAATAGGGGATATTACTCAATTTCCAAACAATACTTTTGGTTTTGTCTATATGACAACCCATAAACCTACTGGTAAATCTTACATTGGAAAAAAGGTATTATTTCATAACCAAAAGAAAAAATTAGGTAAAAAAGAACTTGCTGCTCTAACTGGAGTAGTTGGTCGTCGTCCTTCATATAAATTAGTAGTTAAAGAATCAGATTGGCTTAAATATTATGGTTCTCAAAAAGAAATAAAACAACTATTATTAGAAGGTAAAAAAGATGAATTTGAACGTACTATATTAAAATGTGTACAAACCAAAAAACAACTTACCTATT